CATGTAGCAGACTCTAAAGATTTCCTGACTGATTCTTCCAATGTAAGGTTTAGATCCAAAGGAGGATTGTCTCCTTTAATTATTCTATGGCCTCTAGGACCTTGTTTCATTCCAGTTATCATATTTTCTCCTTTTACTATTTGTATGGTTTTCTATTTTATAAAGTATATACAGGGTAAGGCATTTTGAATAAAAAAAACCCCAAACCTTTCAAACCTTTATTTCCTCATATATTGCCAAACCTTCATATCGGACAAACCTTTATATCCAGAAGATATGGTTTGTTTATTACTAGGAGTATTTGGGTATCCTTTGTATACCGCCGCATATTTCAAACCTTGACAAACCTTCATATGCGTGATATGCAGGCTATGCAGGCTATGTGGTTTGTCTATTTGTCGACAAATCGGTTTAACTATTTGTTGATAAGGCGAGAAAGCCTGTAGTATTACTATGCTCAAACCTTCAAACCCACGCTTAATCATCTGTATCCAATAGGGTTATAAGTGTATATAGGATAAGCATTCCTGTTATTAATCCCTGTGCAAACCTCATAGTCCATATCTCTTATTCCAGTAAGGTAGTCTGACTAAGGTCTTGTTCTTTCTTGTACTATTACAGGTAATACAGCATGGTAATAGGTTGGATAGGCTATGATCTTCTATCCCGCTGGATATTGGCACAATGTGATCAGCAGTAGTGGCTACCCCATTACAGTAGTGACAGGTGTATTGGGATTGTTCTAGGACTATCTTACGGTTTCTCTTGTATTCCGCTGAACTATAGGGATTACGCTTAGTCATTGTCGCCATCCCACATATTCTCTGGATTCACAGCATTCTTCTTGCGTCGTGACCCCATGCTCTTTGCAGAGGTAGATGGAAGTGGCCTCTGAAGGAGTCTCTCCGTCCTTGCCCAAACCTCTGGATAGTCGTCCCATGAGAATGCCAAACCTCCTATATTGACTAGATCTAGCAAATGTGCTGCACATAGCCAGTCAAAGTCATCATGGTAGTAATAGGCATTTTGTCCACATCGCCTACAAGTCTTAGGTCTTTGAGTAGTCCTGTGTTTACCTAAGTAGTAGAAAGGCGTATGCGGTTGTCCATATTTCCCCATATGTACTATTCTATCAGAAACCAAGCCTGTCTGCTAATCTATGTACAGCCTTCATCTGATGATTACTTAGTTCTTCATCATGGGATAGTTTGTATAACTTCTTGTATCCCGCCAATAAACGGGTCCTTTTAAGGTTTGCAAGGGCCTTTACAGCCGTTTCTGGCTTCTCTCTGGACTCTCTTATTGGAGGTATCCATGTGTCCTCTATTTCAGCCTTTGGACGGCCTCTTTTGGTCATAGCAAACCAACTATCTTGATAGCCAGATCAAACACTGAATCAAATAGCCTTTCCCACATACCTATGTACCAGGTCCATGAGATTATTGATGCTTCTACCATTACTTTAATTAGATCCAACATTGTATGCCTCCAGATATTGCTTGATTAGGTCGTATTTATAGAAGTCAGGTCTCATCAAACCATTCTCCATCTTTCCTACTGCTTGATTACAACTATTACAGATAACTCCTCTTACACACTTCCCGCAGGTATTTTTACCAGGAGCACAGCACTTATGGTCATGGTCTATGTGTAGGTTTCTATCTGTTTGGTCCCCGCAGATTTCGCAGCCATCTATACCTCTAGATACATACTCATCATGGGTCATATGGTATTTCTTCTTCATAAGCCTTGTTCTGGCTTTAAATGCCCTACTATCTTTGTTATCTTTAACAGGATTAATTATTGTAAAAGGATGACCATGACGGTTATAGTTAGCCCAATGCTGACGACAATATGACTTGGCATAATGTGTCTTGTCACAGCCTTCCAGAGAACACTTCTTGGTGTTATTTAGTCTGCTCTTGAGGTGTGCCCCATTACGGCAGTATTTGCAATAATAATCATAGCCATTTTCATCAGCATGATATTTTGGTTTATAAAAGTCAGACACTGGTTTGGTCTGCTTGCATCGTGTACATGTTTTAATTGCCATGTATCCATTATACCAGTTCAAGATGTACTTGTCAAATAAAAGCAAAAAGGTCCAGAATTATTTTAGGAAGAAAAGGCATCTGGACCTCTACATTTTTGGAGTCATAGGTAGAACTTAATCCACCAAGAAACGCTTGCAATGTATAAATCAATTATATCAAGTTATTAAAGGTTTGTCTACTTATATGTTATATATTAATAAAGAGTATATCTTTTAGGCAAGCCCCCCCTCCCCCCATAGATTTTTATTTGCAATCTAGGGAGTTAGGGGGAGCCTACCAAAAGAACATCTTTCAGTGAAAGCCCCCACAACCTAACATAAGTTTAGCACAATTTTAAAACTTTGTAAAACAAAGAGACCCACAAGGTGGCAACTCCCTGTGGGCCTCATAGAGGTGATGTGTATGTCGGATACACACCTTAAGTATAACAGATACCTGAAAGTCCGTCAAAAGGCCCTTGGAAGGCTTTTAAGGGGTAATATCTATCCAGGCTGTTCCGTTCCAAACCTTCTTACCAAAAACAGGTGTAAATGTTTGTCCATTGTATAGATATGATTCTTGTGGGGTAGCCCATGTTGAATTATTCCAATATTTTAATGGTGCTTTGTCTTGAGCGGCTTCGTATAAGTCAAGTATTTGCTGATCTGATAAAACATAATTGAAATATACAATATCATCCATTTGACCTTCCCAATATGGAGCGCCAAGTTGCCATGCCCATGGTCTGGTCGTACCTGTAGGAATAGTACTTTGACCTACATTTTGTCCATCATAATAATATTTAACTGTTTGTCCATTTATAGTTATAAGAGCAAAGTGCCAGTTGCCATCTACTGATGCATAAAGATTTCCTGGAATACCACCACCAGTACCACCACCTGTTGAATTAACATTAAATACTAATTTACCTGCATTGTTTGTATCTGTAGTTCCTGGAATAATAAATCCAATTCGGCCATCAAATTGGCCTACTGATGAGCCCGTAATCTCAAGAATGTTATTTGCTTCTGGTCCTATACTATTAATTGGTTTTTTAAACCAAAGACCCATAGTAAAAGTTTTTACGTTCATTCCATTGAGATATGGACTTTGTGGAATAAACTGTATATATCTTTCGGCAGCAGTTGGAAAAGTTATATATGCACCAGTTTTTCCACCACTTGAATTATATGTTATTGGAAGTCCTGGACCATATTCAGCAGGTGCTACATGATATGTAGTGCGGGTTCCATACATAGGAAGCCCAGTCTCCATCTTTATCCACATGTATGGATTAAGAGAAGATACTGTTGAATCCCATATTGCCATTAGGCTTGAATCCAAACCGTTCCGTATGAAGGATTGCTTGGAGCATTTTGGCTAACAACAAATGATGCTCCTGCTGGTCCTGTTTGTCCTGTTTGTCCTTGAGGTCCTGGACCACCAATAAGTGTTGCATACAAGAATGGAAGACCGCTTGGATCTCCATCAACCTGTTGGCTAACACCAATAAGATTTAATCTTCCTTGACCTGCGTTATAGCCAGTAACTCTAAAAATCATGTTTCTATAACCGTTTTGATCGCCATTTTCAAAGAAGATGTGTTCTCCACCATCATAAGATAAATCATTTGGGAAACCTGTTATTTGAGCAAATACTCCATCACCAGGATATGCAAATGGTGTTCTGGTAAATGAATACTTTGCTGGCTTTCCTGCTATTCCTTGAGCACCTTCAGGACCTGTTGCTCCCTGGTCTCCAGTATCACCTTTAGGGCCTTGCTCTCCCTGGATTCCCTGAATACCCTGAATACCTTGGTCTCCAGTGTCTCCCTTTGGTCCTTCAATTCCTTGAATTCCCTGTTCTCCTTGGATACCTTGAATTCCTTGGTCTCCTTGATCACCTTTTGGACCCTGTTCTCCTTGAATACCTTGTGGGCCTTGAATACCAACAGCACCATTAAGGTTAACTGTCCACGAAGTAAATGTTCCTGAGCCTGTGTGATGTTTAACATCAACAACTAAAACTCCTGTTGATTGTGTGTAAGTAACAACTGAGCCAGTCATAAACTGAGTTACAGTGTGAGCAATAATTACATCTTGTGCAAATGTGTAATCAACATTTAAATCATCAAGAGTTAATGTCCGTGTTCCATTGCCAATTGTTAGCGATGTTGTAGATGTTGTGTGGTAATGATCTCCATCAGCACCAGCATTTCCAGTATCGCCCTTATCGCCTTTGTCGCCTTTAATTCCTTGTTCGCCTTGAATACCCTGGATACCTTGAGGACCTTGATCTCCAGTATCGCCTTTAGTTCCTTGAATACCTTGAGCACCAGTTGCACCAGTATTTCCAGTGTCTCCTTTATCGCCCTTAACTCCCTGAATTCCTTGTGGTCCTTGTGCACCAGTAGGGCCTTGAGGTCCAGTATCTCCTGTGTTGCCTTTAGGACCTGTTGGGCCAGTTGGACCTGTTGCTCCTGTTGGACCTGCTGGACCTGTAGAACCTTGTGGTCCTTGAGGTCCCTGTGGACCTGTTGCAATTTCTAAATCTGCAGCGTAGATTTTAATCTCGCTTGGCGATAGAATTTCTAATGTCATCGTGTTACATCCTCTTCAACATAAATTGTACCTGACAAGATTGTTGATATCTTTTCAGTTGTTTCATTAACTCCTTGAATATCAAAGAAGTTCATTACATCAAGGTCTGTTGTATCCAAACCAATTGTAAGAATATTGTTATTTTTTACAATGTTCATTGAGTCTAATATTGTTGTGTTTGTTGGAAACTGTCTAACTTGTCCAGTAAATGTCCAATCAGTTAGATCAAGTGCTTTATCATTGGTATCAACCAATACAAGAGTGAGTACGGTACTATCATTACGATATACCTGCCAGTCCATAGAATCGGGCTGCGAATTTAGTGTTTGCATGGTTCCTCCAAGGTCAACCTACTCCTATTGTATGATACATGTATTATGACTATTACCCCCGAAATTATTGCTGCCCTTTTTGGAGGGATAGTATCTGTGCTTGGAGCCTTCTACGGTTTCATTAGATGGATTATTACTAAGTTTCTTAATGAACTTAAACCAAATGGGGGCAGCAGTCTTAAGGATCAAGTCAACAGACTAGAAAGGCGAGTAGATGATATCTATCACATACTTGCTGAAAAGGAGTAATAATGGCTAAAAATGTATATTACGAAGGCAAACTAATCCCTGTTAAGGATTGGGATTATGACCTAAAGAAACCAAAGACTAAAGAACCTAAGAAGCAGCCTGTTGTTGAGGTTGTTGAAGAAGTTACAGAACAAATATCAGAGTAAGCAAAATCCCCTAGGAGCGTGGGGTGGGGGCTAAACCTAGGGGATCTGCTTTTTCTGGAGGCAATCCAGAAATCTATATTTATTTTCTTGGTGGCATAGGTACTATCGGAGTCATTGTTCTATAGAAGTAACCATCTGAATTTTCTGCAGATGTTACATTATTTTGAAAATACCCAATTTCTTTCCATGTTGGAAGATTACCCATTGCCACTGCAAAATCTTGAGTGTTGTAATCGCTTACATATATTTTAATCTTTTCATAAGTTTGTCCTACTTCGTAGAACTGCTTTGTAGGAGAGATAGTTCTTCTTGAGTTAAAGGATGCTCCAAAAGCATTCATCTCTCTTGTAATTCCTTGTATATCCCAATCTGTTCTAATATAAAATGTAACATTTATTGTTTCAGTATTCCCAGAAACCTGTGGATTTATTTGTGCATAGTTATTAACATCAAAAACTCCACCAGTAATCAAATATGGACGACCACCACTTACTGGATCCCAAGGTGTTACTGTTGAGTTTGCACCCTGTCTAACTTGGCTTACTGTTCCAGCAGTTGCTGTATATCTGGTCTCTTTTTGAGATAAGTTTGTATTTCCAGGAATATAAAAGTCTGCTACCTGATTTGGAAGATATTTGTTCCATATTCCGCCAGTTTGTGTTCTTGTACCAATAAATTCTGCTTTAATCCATCTTACTGGAATTAGAATTACGGAAAGAGTTACTGGTATTGTTTTTGAATTAGTATTAAAACCATTATTAACTGTTAATTTTACATTGTATGTTCCACTTGCATTGTAAATTTTTGGTGGTGGGGTCTTGCCATTAAATACTGTCCCATCACCAAATTCCCAGTTCCAAGTATTTGTATCTGGACCGCTTGCATCAGTAAATGTTACAACGCCATCTTGATCTATTTCATACAAAAAGTCAGCATGTGCTGTTGCTCCTGTTACTTTAATTAATTGTGCAGGATCATTAAGAGTATTTGTAAGCATAGCAAAATTTGTGTATCCGTCAGTATTTGTAACCCAAACACCAACATTATAGGTTCCAGGACCAATAAGCGGTTCTTCATAACCTAGCAATGGTCCTAAGTCATCATAATTCCATGATGGAGTTTTACCATTAATGATTGGAGCATTTGAAAAATCTATTTGAAGACCACTTGGATATAGTTCTTTTAATACTGATGGTGGTTGTGTTCCACGATAAAAAATTGGTATATTGACCATCCATTCAATTTTTGCAAGAGCATTTAATTCTGCTGTTGTGTAGTTTGAAATAGATGCACTAAATGTTGTGGCTGTTGTTCCTGTAAGAGTATTTACTGCAACTACTGGAACTTTTGGTGCTTTTGAATTATAAAAGGCTATATCTGAATCTCTAAGTATATATTCAGTCATCCATGTAGATTCATTTATTGAGTGCTTTATTCCGCTAACAACATACTCTCCATAAATATAATTGTTTGAATCAATCTTGTGTTGAATATAGATTGTTTGACCAATGTTAATATCACTTATACCTTCAGTATTTGCATAAACAGAATCAACTGTTATTGATTCAAGATTTGATTTTGGCACTGATTGGTATTCTAATACTGCATCCTGATATTCTGCTGCCTGACCCGCAATAGTTGATGTTGGAAGCCAGAAAGAGTTTTGTGTTGTTGTAAATGTTGTTACACCTTCAAGTTTTGCTGGACCAAAGTCAAGGGTTGCCTGTTGATTAACAACTGGCTCTATAGATAAAATGTCTCCTGTAATTGGATTAGTGTTTGTAACAGAAACCTGATTAATAATCTTGTTCATGCCATTATTCATGTTAATTGCTTTAAAGGTAAAACTTTCTGGGTCTAGTTCTTCAACATCTGGATCTTGCCAAGGATCAGAGTTGTTTGTTTTAAAAAAATCAGTAACATAAGATAAGCCAGATAAATCTCCAGTGTAATATGCTGGGTCATATTTCATGTAAGGTGTAAAGAAGTAAGAGTCTCCACCATATTTTGCAAAGTATGTAACTAATGCTGAAGAAAAACCACTTGAAATTAGTTCATAAATTGTTTTACCTGCTTCAACTTTTACAAGCGGTGCTGGAGGAGCATAAAGTCCAAAATTTAAGTCCATACTTCCACCCATCAATTGAAGTCCAATTGAGTCATACACAATTGTATAAAAACTTCCAATTTCTTCAGATAGCAAATATGTTGCGTTTTCTAATAAATAATCTACTGGAACAATGTTATTAGGATAGGTTGGAGTAATGTTTGTGTCAATAAAATCTTGAGTAATTAGCAATCTGTTAATCTGTCCAATTAAATCTGTACCGTTTATTGTTACAATTTGTTTTTGATTTCTAATATAGTCAACATTAACATCAGTAATAAAGCCAAAGAATATGTTTTTAATTTGACCATTTATAGGTTTTGTATGAACCCATACAAATGAGTTTGATTTAATAAAAGGATTAATATTTGGATCTGCTGTTGATCCTCTTGTGGTTATTGTAAATTGGCCAGTGTCTGATTGTTCCCAAAATCCTTCAAATGTATCTGCTCCATGTACAGTGTTTATTGATAAAACACCATCTGTAATGTCTAACCAATCACCATAAGAACCTACACTTGTGTCCCAAACCTTAACTTCAACAAGATCTTTTGCCTTCATTTATTAACCCCTAACAACTCTGCTGCTTACTTTACCGTATTTCGTTAATGCGTTGTTTACTTCTCTACCTAATGCGTATGGATCTGTGCCTAGACCAGCATTGATAGTAATTTGGATTGGCGCTGCTTGTGCTGTTCCATACCCTGCAAGTTGTGGCTGAAAGCCTGCCATTGTTGCATTTGCTAAACCAGTCATTGAAACATTTGCAAGTTTTTGTGCTTGGTCAATACCTTGAGAAAGACCCTTAACAAGGTTTTCACCAATCTCAGCAAATACTGTTGATGGAGATTTAACTCCAAATAAATTCATAACCTTGCTTACTGTTTTACCAACAAATGAGTTTGCTAATCTGTTTTCAAACCAGTCAAGCATACTAGTGATTCCATCCCAAAGACCACGGACAATATTTTTACCAACATTGAGCATTGCTGCTGGCAGCGAATTAAAAGCATTTCTAATTGTAGAAACAACATCTGATACTCTGTTTCCAAATCCCTTAAGTGCTTCCCATGCATCAGATGCAAAGTTTTTAATTGCATTCCAAACTTTACCAACTACTTCTGTAACCGTATCCCAATTCTTAACAAGAAGAACAATGATTGCAATAAGTGCAGTAATAGCAATAATAACAAGTCCAATAGGGTTGGCAGACATTGCAGCATTGAATAACCATTGTGCTGCTGTTGCTATTTTAGTTGCTGCTGATTTTGCTAATGTTGCTAGTTCAAGTGCTACCATTGCACCCTTAATAGCATTAATAAGAAGAAGAAAAGGTCCAAGAATTGCTATCGCAAGACCTACTACAACAATGATTTGTTGAATTGGACCAGGCAAAGATGTGAAAACACCAACTGCTACTCTCATAGCATCATTTACTAGTTTCATTACTGGTAAGAATGTTTTACCAAGATTTGTGTTTAAGTCTGCTTGTTCTGCTTCAAGAATTCTTGTTGAGTTTGCCAAACCGTCTGATGTTCTTCCAAAGTCACCTTGGGCTGCTGTTGTTTGCTTATAAATTAATTGCTGTGCTGCCAAAACTTTTTGCTGAGGAGTCAAAGCATTCTTTGTTGTACTTACAATTCCTAATTCAAGTGCAGCCTGGCGAAGTGATGCATCATCAAGTAAAACACCGTATGCTCTAAGTGGCTCTGCTTCACCACGAAGTGCAGAACCAATTGCATTAATTGCCTGCTCAGGAGATGTGTTATTAAATGAGGCTAGGTCAGAAGCAAGACCAACAAAGTCAGTTGAGAACCCAACAAGGTCATCACCAGCAAGTCCAGCAGCCTTACCAAATGTGGCAAATGTTGCTGCAGCATCTAATGCCTGTTGTTTTGATTGACCAAAGTTTTTAGCAGCACTTGAAGCAAATTTAACTACTTCTGTGGCAGACTCACCAAATAGAACATTTGTCTTAGATAATGTTTCTTCTAGATTTGAGGCAGCATCTGTGGCACTATTTATAAAGCCTCCAGCAATGCCAAATCCTTTTGCTGCAACTGCAACACCAGCAAATGCTGTAGTTAATCCCTGAACCTTTTTTACAGAAGCATCAAGCCCACCCAGTTGCTTATTAGCCTGATCAACACCTTGTTGCAGTTTTTGAACATCTGCAACTATGTCAATCTTTATCTGTTGTGCCATTACTTGCTCCTTCTGTTCATCTCTTCAACCATCGCAACATATTCTTCATATGTCAGTTCCCAGAACTGTTCTGGCGTATATCCTGTTTCAATACAGAATCTAGCCATCGCAACTAGGCTGAAGTGACTTCTTTTGGGTCGGACATGTCCATCCCTGAGAGTTCAGACAATTGTGTAATTGTCATTTCTTCTGCTTCCCCTATTGTAAGGGCTGGGTTGTTTCGCTTTGCAACCATATATTGCATAGCAAATGCTAGTTTTGCTTTGGATTCAATGACATTCCATTCATCCATTGGTGTCTCTAAGTATGCTTCAACTTCTGCAAGTTCTTTCCACTTGAGTGTTGACATTAAGTCTTGTTCCATTTATTGCCTCCATTAGTTTAAGTTATATTTTTTAATATTGTTCTTTATATTGTTTTCATAAGCAGCAATTATGTAACTCATGCTGGTATTTACTGCTTGTGTTAAATATGGCTGTGCCTGAATATTCTTCTCTGGCCATCCATATTCAATTACTCCTGCATATGGAACTGCCCCACTACCAGCCAAGATCTGTGCCTTCTCTGCAGAAGGATTACCTTGAATAGATGATGCAAGAGCACCAGTTAAACGAGGGGCCATGCTAGAAGCCTTTTGAGCAAGAGTTGAACTAAGTTCTTTGTTAAGTTCTAAGTTGTTCTCTAGATCATCTGATAGTCGTTTTAATGAGGCCTGAACCTCTTTTATTCCTTCTATCTCTACTTCTAGCATGACAAGCCCTGTTTAATGATTAGGACTCTACTCTTGTTGGCTTGCCATCAAGGATAAAGTTTAGATCAAAGGTGAAGAATTCACCTGCTGCTCCACCAAGATCTGGAACAGTTTCTGCGTAGCCAGTTGCTGTGAAGTGTGGCTGTGAAGCAGATGCTGTTGCATTTCCGTGTGGTGCATATGTAATTGTTACAGTCGTACCTGGGTTAGCCCAGAGATATGAATGTAGTGATGCTGATGCTGTGTCCTGGAATCCAGTTACAGCGCATGTGAAGTCAAGTGAGTCCTCGTAGTCTCCAAAACCAAGTGTACCAACTGCAGATGAGAAAACAACATTGCTGACTCCTCCTGCGTATTCTGTACTTCCGATTTCAAAAACAATGGACTTTCCTTTAATTCTGGCCATTAGTTTCCTCCTTCAATATCTATTGAAATGTTTATGTTTGTTGCTAAAAATCTAGCACCATTTACCTCTTGAATAAATGGCTTGTCTACTGTTAATCTTGTTGCTGATGTGTATTCCCATAATGCAGGAATAAGAGTGTCAAGTTTGTCATCTAGGTTTTCTGTTTCTGTTTCATTAGTTGCATATGGAACCAGGATTAAAACCCTCCAATTAGACGCATAGTCTGCATCATATTGATTTTCATATACAGTAATAAAGTCAGTATCAGGTTCCATAATCGCACAGAGTGGATTAGGTCTTTCTGGCATATACTTATAAACTTTTGAGATACCACCAAGAATGATGGCACTTTCTAGTTCTTCTCTTACTCCCCCAAGATTCATGCAAACCTCACCATGTAACGATTAAGAATTGGATACACACCAACGAGTGGATCTCTAGCAACATTAATGGGAGCACCATCATAAGTTGCATATTGAGAAACACCCATTGGTGCGTTACGACGATGGAACAGTTCTGATCCTACTTCCAAGTAGCAACGCTTTAATACAGCAGGAGGAACTTTTGCAGACTTAATATAAGACGCAATAATATCCTTTGCTGTGTCCCAGCATTCCTCTACATAGTCATCATCAGTAGTTGATGATCCTACATAGGCTTTCAGATCAGTCCAGTCCATAATCGTTATCCTTTGTTAATTAGTCTAGTGGGTTGGCAACGATTGTCATTGCCTTTGGTTCTGGAGCAGCGATGCCCAAGTAACCGTACACTGAGAATGAGTTTGTAAGTGTTGTGATCTCTTCGTCGTTTAGACGGAAAGGT